TGATGTTTGGGCCCAACGTAAATGTTGTGTTATCAAGTACGCCTGATGTGGCGTTATCAAGTCTGAAACTGCCGGAATCAAACCCGGTGTCAAGTTCCAGCAGGTAATCGCCTGACTGTACGACTGTCGAAGCCATTACGCGATTTGCAGCTGTAACGGCCCACTGCGCCGGTTGTAATCCGTGAGAGCATCGACGATTGCGTCGCCCAGGCTGGCTTCGGCGATTGCTGCGTTGACGATGACGGTGATGCCGCCGGTGTCGCTAAGCAGTGTTTGTTCGCCCAAACCGCCGCCGATGCCGCCTCCGCCACCGCCAAAGAATCCTTCCTCGATTGGCAGGATGCCGACCATGCCTCGACCGAGGCCGCCGCCGCCACCGCCGACCGCGCCACCACCGCCACCGCCGCCACCTGAGGGCGCAGGCAGTTCTACGGCTGGTGCAGGCACCACAGGCATCACAGGGGCCGCAAATCGCCTCTCAATGAGGTCTGGGCCGCTTGTGCCGCCGGGTGTAGCTGTTGCGCCACCAGCGCCGCCTACGTTGAAGCGCGGCAAATTGATTTCGCCAATGGAACCGATGTTGACGCCTGGCAGCAGGTTCAGGCCTTTGATGATTAGGTTCACCATGTCGACGTAGCGGTTGGCGATGTTTTCAAAGATGCCAATGATGAAATTGCCCATTGTCATAAAGGCGTTTTTGACGCTGCCTGTTTTCTCGACTAGCAGCATGAATCCTGCGACGAGAGCTGCGACAGCGACAACAACGAGGCCGACCGGGTTGGCTGCCATGACCGCGTTGAGCACGATTTGGCTGGCCGTAATGACTTTGACTGCGGTGTTGAGCACGAGAATGGCGCTAGCCAGGGCACCGACCGCAAGCATGACTTTTACAATTGTGTCACTGTTGTTTTGCGCATACTCGGCAAAGCGCTGCAGGTACGGCAGCAGTTTTTCAAGGATTGGCAAGAAAGCTGCGCCGATTGATTCTTTGGTTTCGCCAATGGTCAGTGATAGGCGCTTCATGCGGCCTTCGGCGCTGTTCGCTGCGACGACGGCTGCGCCACCGACCGTTGCGTTGAGCGCCTGCATAATCTCATCAAGCGATGCACCGTCTTTGATGAGGCCGCGCACGCTCGGCACCAGATTGCCCAGGGCTTTGGTGTTGCCTGCGTAGGCCTTTGCTACGGCGTCAGTAACGGCGCTGAGCTCTGTGCCAGTAGCGGCCGAAATGTCTAGTGAGGCGTTGAGCAGCTCCTGGCTGTATTGCAAATCGCCTGTGGTTTGCACCAAGGTGGCCAGGGCAGGCCTGAGCACGTCATCAGCGACTGCTGCGCTCATCATGGTGGCCTCGATGTAGGCCTCGGCCGCGCGCACGTTGGCTTCACCGGCCAGCGTGTTCTTTTCGATCGCTAGCGCCAGCAGTTCTTGGGCTTTGGCATCCTCGATGGCGGCTTTGGTGGCGTCACCGATGACGACAGCCAAGCCGCCGATAGCGGCTGCGGCCGGCAGCGCAGCCTTGCTGAGAGCGAACTGGGCTTTAGCGCCAGCGCCTTCTAACTGCTGAAATTCTTTGACGGCCTTTTGGATACCTTTGCCATCAAATTCGGAGACAATCGGAATACTTACTGCCATGTCAGACTCTCACATCCCGATTGACCTGTTCCATCAGATCATTAACGATAGCCCTGACCGCATCCTCGACATCTCCGCGTCGGCGCTCGAATGAAGGCCACATCAATCGTGATGGTTTGCCGAAGCGTGCATTGAGCGCGTTGATCATTTGTACGCCCTGGCCTTTGCCATAACTGCTACGGCCAGCCATGTCAAACAGTTGTGCAGCAGGGCCAGTCCAACGAATGTAGAACGTGGCAAGGTTTTGCATGAAGCCTGCGTATTTGCGTGGGCGTTTGCCTGAGACGCCAGCCTTTACGTATTTGGCTTGTGCATCCCAGGGCAAGATTGCATTTGCGCCTGAACGTCGACGTTCCTCAGCGAGCACAGCCGCGTATGCATCGCGCCTACCGAGGCTGGCGCTGACCGCGCGGTTGCGTGACGGATCCCAGGAGCGTTTGAAACCGGACAGCGGTGGCTGCGTTGGAAACTTGCTATGAATGTCGTCAATGACGACTTGCACGACTTCCTTGTAACGCTTCGTCAAATCGCGACGCGCTTTTTTGTCCAGCTGGTTGAGCTCGCGTAATGCATCTTTGATGCCAACGACTTCAATGGTTGCGCTAACGGCCACGACGTTTCTCCTGTTGCTTTTTAGCCAGCAGCAGCACGGTAGCCAAATCCTCTACATCAAACTCGATGCCGTTGGGCCAGTAGCCGGTAGCCAACAGCAGCTCAGCTAACTGGCGTCTGATGCTGCCGCTGCCGTAGGGTTTGCGCCGGCGACCTCCACGACGCTGAAATCATCCACCGATTGCAGCCAGGCGTCATAGTCGCGGCCTTCACGCTTTTCAGCGTGTAGCACGTGCCAAGCCATGAACATCAGGTCATCGATACCGATGCCGCCCTGGAGATCAGATGCGCGGCGCTTGAACTTGCGTTCCCACGCTGCGGCAGTTGCGATGGTCGTCGTGACCGTCTCGCTGACTGGTTGCCCTGCCGGTGTCTTGAACGACACCTGGATTGTCAATTTCATGCCGTTGTGTCTTCAACGAGCGTGCCACCAGTGATGGTGATTTCCACTTCCGACAATTCGCCAAGCGAGGCGTTGACCACGTCAAGCGACTCAAGGTAGCCGCCAGTGATTTGGAACTCGGGGTTGGTCGTTGTGATGCCGCCGCTGGTCGGCTTGACCGCAACGTAGACGTTGGTGCCGACCAGGCTGGTGAGGTCAACGTACGTGCCAGGCGTCGAGCTGTATTCCATCAACAGCGTGGCCGTGACGGTGACGTTGGTAAGACCGCCGACGTAGTTGCGAGCCGATGAGCCGAAACTGGAAGCATCGAGGGCTTCGCGCGCCTTTGTGATGACCACGCTCTTGCATTGGTCGGACAAGTCCTTGGTTGAGCCTGACGTAGTTCCGATGTTGAAGGTCGGTGTTGCGAGGTAGGTGGTTGCGACGGCCATGTAGCGGTTCTCCTGTGGTTTGCGGCCGCTGCAAGCCTTGTGGGCAGTCTAGTAGGTCTACGGTGCGACTTTGGTGCGTATTGCGAGCTCATAGGCCGGATAGTCGGCGCCACCGTAACTGACGGTCGTGGGGCGCGCGCTGTTAAGCCCGATTTGGGCCTCCCGAATCAAATCAGCTAGGTCAAGCAGCTGATCGAGTGTGCGATTATCGCCAGTGCCCATACCGACGATGACAACGCGAAACTCCATGTCGGCGACGACGTTGCTAGCCATCTGAATGCTTGGCGCCTCAACGATTGCGCAGGGCACGTTGATGTTGCGCGGATCATTGAACACTTTCAGCCCGGTAATCGTGCCGAGCTTGGTTACGAGCTGGTCGTAACCTTCTTTGAAAAGAGTGTCAGGCATTAGGCCACCTGCGGCTTACCGACTCCGAGCAGGCGAAGTATCTGTCCGTAGTTGCCTGTGACTGGGCCGCCTGTGGCCAACGGATCAAAACTGGCGAACGCTTCGGTGCTGCCGCGCTCACGGTAAAGAATCGCGGCGTATTGCACGGCTGCAAGCTTGCAATCGAGGCTGGGCACGGTTGTAGGCGAATCCCAGTACCCAGCCTCTTGCCTACGACGATAGGCGAAAGCGTTGGCTGCGCCAAGCGCCATCGTGGCTACGTCTAGGTCGGCGCTCGGGTTCGTAAAGGTAAAACCGAGGTAGTCCTCTAAATCGCCTAGGGCGGCCCACGTGCACGTAATCGAGTACGAAAGGCTGCCGCTCGCGGCCTGCCGCGTCACGTTGTCTGCAGTAAGCGCAAACTGGATTTGATTAGGGATGATTACCGCGCTGTCGTAAAGGTAATCGCCCTGCTCGCTGACGCCAAGAAAATAAAACTCGGGCAGTGCCGTGATGACATACGTGCCGTTGAAACCTGTCAAGCCTGTAATCGTTACCGACTGGCCAACCTCAAATTCGATTGGCTGAAGCACCTGGACTGTGGCGACATTGTCCACCACCTGTTTATGGGTGATGGTGTACGTCGCCACAGTCTCAGTCGCTTGGAGGATGCGATTTAGGCGTAGGTGAAGCGACGGAACTTGGTGCCGTCAAGCATCAGCGTGGCGAAGTAGCCACGGAAGCTGATTTGGCGAGCCAAGATGTCCGGCTTCTCGACGCTGACCGCGCCCTTCTGCTGTTCGAAGATTTCGAATCCAGCGAACGGGCCGGCTGCGCAACCGACGATGGCGGTCTTGGCCGTGAAGTTCTTGTCCACGACCATGGTGAGGCCGAGCGGGTTGCCGTTCCAGCTGGCGGCGTTCTGCGTGCCTGCAGCGTTGAATGGGCTGACGGTCGGGAACAGCGGACGATCCGCGGTGTCGACGAGGCCGCCGAGCTTGGCCCACATTTCTGGGTCAACGAACAGGTGCGTGGGCAACACGTTGGTGTTGGCCGCGATTAGCTGGGCCGCCGTGTAGATCTCGTTCAAGATCGTCTCAGCGGTGCCACCCCAGGTGCCCTGGTCGGTCGAGCCAGAACGGAGCTGGTCGGCCGCGTAGTTGTCGGTCGCGTCTGCGTACTGGTTGGCCAGGTCTTGCAGCACGATGTTGACGAATGCCGGGTCGCTCCAGTCGCCGAGCTGTTCTGCGACGCGCACGGTGCCACCAAAAGTTTTCTTGGTGACCGTGTTGGACGACACGACCATTGTGGTCGAGCTAAGCGGGTCAAGCTGGGCTGACTGTTCAGCAACCGAGCTGTGCGTGGTGATTTCGGGGCGGATGAACGTGGCGCCGACTGAAGGCATTGCACGTGCACCGATGGCCGAAACGACCGGGCGCAGATAGTTGATGTTGTTGTACACCGGGCCAAGAATCGGCACTGGCAGCAAACCGGGCGCGTCGCTGGTGACTTCGTCACCGGCAGCGGCTTGCACCGGGTTGTGGTACGCCTGGTGATCAACGATGAGTCTGTTCAGGTTGCGGAACGAGTCTCCGCCCTTGATGAATGCGCTGATGTATTCAGCAGCTGAGGGCAAACGGCCGGGCACGCGGCGCGGCTCGGCGAACGTGAGCGCCGATGTCGGCGTTGCGGCTGGTGTCTCGGCGACGCTTGCGGCGCTTGCGATCTGGTCGGTCATTGGTTGGAGCTCCGTTTCGTTGGATTTGCTTTCGGTCGCTGCAACCTCTGTAATCGTAGCACCACGGAATGCTGGTGCGGTGACTAGCGACAACTCTACCCATTCGCCAGCCGTGATGACCATAACTCCGTCATCGTTGAACCTGTAGTCGGTGGGGTTCACCCCGACCGAAACCGCGTCAACGGCGCCATCTTTGATGAGCTCGATCATGTCGTTGCCCTCGGAAGTAGCGCTGATACGAGCCGTGAACAGCATCCCTTTTTCGGTGTCTAGGCGGCTGGTAACGATGCCGACTGGTTGCGTGTCGTCGTGGTACTTGAGCAACTTCGGCTTCTTGCCGTTGATTGGCAGGCTGCCGCGCTCGAACATGACTCGCGTGCCATCCGAGACGGTGGCTTCGGTATTCCAAGGCACCGCGACGCCCGAGATGGTGCGTGGGGATTCGCCATCCTCGGCGACGATGAAGGTGTCTGACGCGGTCAGCTTGAGCATTTAGTCCTCGATTCCTGAAGGGGGTTGCGCCGGAGTCGGTGCAGCGTTGTCCGACTCCGGCACACTGTTTGCTTCCTCCAAGTAATACTCTACGTCGAGATAAATGTAACGGCCGCGTGGCGTCACGTTATTCATGCTGAGTGTTTGCTCGATGCAGTCAATGTAGGGTTTTGCGCCGAACAGGTACAGGTCTTGGCGTGCTTGCAATGCGTTTTGATACGTCATGCCTGATCCGCTTGGTGCGCCGACGAGGTATGGCGGAATGTTGGCGAGGCGTGCCATTTCGAGTGCTTGGTACGTGCGTGCTTCGGTCAACTGAAGCTTGCTTGGATCCATGTACGACTCTTTCCAGTCGACGTACTGGTTTAAAGCGGCGATGGCGTTGTTGTTGCGCGCGGCTGCAAAGCCTGCGGCCAGTTCGCTCAATTCCTCGGCGCTCAATGGTTCGCCTTCGGTCTGCTTCAGTACACCAGCCGGTGTTTGATTGCGTGCGAAACGTTCGGCGCTGGTGTCAAGGTTGATGTTGGTGCGAATCGCCCTGGCACCCATCGTCAACAGGCCTTGAATTGGGCTGATGAATTGCACTACGTCGTTGGGGTCAAGCTGCAAGCCTTGGAACATGACTTGCTTGCTCGGGCCGTACCAAAGTGGGCCAGCCTGGTCAAGTGTTTGCACGTCTGCGGCCGGTATCCATGTGAAGCTGGCCGGGAAGCCGTTGCCGAATCGGCTGGTAACTACCCAGAATGCGCGGCCGTAGAAAATTAGGTCGTCGGCAGTCCAGCTGAGGATGAAGTTGCGTGTGACGCCGGGATCTGGCTGGTGGAACCATGTGTCGTCTGGCAGGTCAACGTCCTCGTAATCGTCATCCATCCACTGCTTTGCGTACTGGTGAATGGGCAAACAGCCAATCATGCCGCAAATCAGGTCGCGCGCCCGGCTGATGGTGGGGATTTGAATGGCTTGCTGGCGGTTGAAGTCGGCCGTGTAATTGATGAAATTGCCGACGAGAGGGTTGCCGCCTGCAGCAGCGCCCACTTGAGCCTTTGAGTCGTTAGAAGTGCCGCGCTTGAGCGAGAAAATAGCCATCGTGCAGTCAGTCTAGGCGCTTGATGCAATGACAGGTCGATTGACCATCGGCCTCGGCCGCGACGACAGACCGACAGCCCACACGAGACACCGGGCTAACTCGATCGGCCCAGATGATTTGGTTGAGCTCAACGCGATGGCGCCAGGCGTCTTGACCGCGACAGCGCGACCAACGTGCTCAGCCAGCATCGTTTCGCCAGTGTGCGCAACGCGACCCTCGTTGATTAGCGAGCGAACGATTGAAGTGAAGCGGCAAATTTCTTGATAGCCGACAAGCACCCTGCGACGTTGCAGATCGGAGGGGCAATTGGTGTCCAGTGTGGGCGTGATAGCAACTTGCAAGCCGGGATTGGAGGCCAACTGCTGACGGATGTTATCCCAAACCTGCGTCACGGTTTCGCACATAAACGCGACAGTCGCAGTCAGCATCCCAGCACTGTTGCCGTTGCAACGTACCGCCACGTACCGGCCGTCGTCGACTGCCACCTCGACTGCGAGCACGCCACCAGGCAGCGGAGGCTGCTTGGTAGCGCATCCTTCCCACTTGCCTGGCGAAAGCCACGAAAGCTCTGACTGCACCCATAGGTTCACGCTAGATCGGAGAAAGCCTGCACGGTTTGGTGACTTGGCTTCCTGCTCGATGGTGCGAATGTCGAGCGTGTGGCCGAGCGCCGGGTTGGCATACTCCCACGCGCCAGGGCTCATCGGGTCGGCCTCAGGTGGCGGCGAGTATTCAGCCAGGTAAATACCAGTTGATTTGTTTTCGTCAATCGCGC